TACTAACGGTGGAGTAGACAAGCATTTTCTTATTCTTTCTCTTAGGTGTGACTACGGGAGGTTCAATCTCATCCGGCGGAATCGGAACCGGTACATAACCATCAATGGTGATATCCGGTAGGGGCATATTGTCGGCGGGATCGATAACCCCAATGTCATCAGGGTTAGCCCATACCGTAACACCCTTTTCAAAGATACCACGAATAGCCTGTTTGAACGTTTCCGGCATTCCTGCCGCGCGGATATACGTTTCTTTCATCTTCCAATAGGTGAACTTCGTCATCACCATAAGAGAAGACGGAATGAATCCGAAGCGCTGGATAGCATATCCGTAGCGGAGCCAGTATTCACCAATCGCATTGATGATTGACTGTGAGGGCATAAGGATTTCCACGCGGAAATCCTGAGTGCCATTCACGAGGTTAAAGATTTCGCCGCCTGACTGACCGACAAGTGACGGCGGGTTGAGTTGCGCATCACGAGTCTTTGCATTCATGCCCGCAATAGCGTTCTCGTAATCGCCGCGCGCGGCCCAATCCGAAAGGCTTTTATTCGTGTCTCTGACGCGTCCGGCAAGGCCGCTAGCAATGTCGTTTGACATATTTGCAGTCATAGTGCGAGTAGCCAAATGTGCGTTAGCAGCATCAACTTGCATGCCCGTAGAAATGCCGCTAGTGATTGCCGCGCCCACACCTGATGCACCGCCGATAGCCGCGCCAGCAAGTCCGGCCTTTCCTCCTAGCGAGCCGCCGCCAACCATGCCACCGAGAATTCCGCTAACAGCGTTCAGCGCCCATGTGTCCTGTGCAAGATTGTTGCTGATTCCCGTATTGCTCACATCGGCAGAGTTGTTCACCCGTGTCTGTTCCGCCGATGCGGCAATTCCCATCGTCGCCTGATCGTAGGATACTTCGTTGCTACGTAGGGCTTTCTGCTGTGACCAATCCGCGGACTGATAACCGAATGCCATTGAGTGGGCATTCTGTGCCATGTAGAGAACGGCGTTATTGTTTACAAGTGGCAGGGTGGGGAAATTGGAAATCGACACTGCATAGTCAAGGTCGGCCCCAACGTATGCCTGACCCTGATTGTTGACGAAATCATCCGAATTCACCGAACTATCGTAACTACGTGGGAAGATGGATACACGCGCATTCGGCGGGTTGATTGCCGCGAATTCGCGCATGTCCCCATCAGTGCTATTCCACCGCTCAGGCTGTAGAATGACCTGCTGACCGTTATTCGACGCAACCCTAATAGCCAGGTACGGGAATGTCCTGAACTTATCCAGATGACGATAGCGCGGAGGAATCCAATTCGTGATACGAGGATCATATCGGAAATCGGCAGGGTCACCCGTTTTGGGGATATAGATGCTGAACACTCTTTGCGTTGGACGAGCCTGAGGGAACTTGTACCCACCGAACTTAAGACGCGCACCGAGATAATCATCGGTGTAGTACCGCTTGTAATGCGGAATGTACGTGATCGAAACGATTCCCTGAGTAACCCACGGATACTGGGAATAGTTAGCCATGAAGTTAACGAAATCAGTTTCGGTCTTGAAAAGGTACATTTCAGCACCGGATGCAAGTCCCGCCGACCACGTGCCCCTAGCGGCTTTCAGTTTCGGATTCTGAACCGTGCCAGGATCGGCAGACAGATCAACCGTAGAAACCACGAGGATGGACGCGCCGACCTCTGCGTTATTGATCGGGCCGTTAGCGGTTGCATCCTTGCCCGCACGGTTGATGACCTGCCGACGCTGACGGCGGATGATTTGGTAACTGTCACCAACATCAAGTCCCTCGGGAACGCTGAGGTAGTCGCGCCCGTAGTTGCGGAATGCGTTCTTATTGGTGATTCCCAGATGCCCGCGCTCGATGTAGCAACGTCCAAACGTGACCTGTCGAATGTAGGTCTGGAAAACGTCCAACTGAACGATGATGCGAGTCGTGTTCGGAGCGGCATACTGAACATCGGTGATGAAGTAGTAGAAATAGCGTGCCTGATCGTCGCCGCGCTGTAGGGGCTGTGCGGGGTTATACACGCGAACATAGTTGAACCTGTTTGCCTGGTTAAAGGGCATCTCGATGAGAATAGGTTCGTTCGCCTTAGCATACATACTATTGGCGATATTGACGTTCTGTGAAAGGCTCTTATCGATGTACTGATTAAGCGCGGTAGTAGTCGGGAATGCGACAACATCACGATAGTCATTGTTCCACGGGACATTAGTCAGAGTAATGTTCGTGTTCGCCGTCCACACGGCGTAATCGAAATTCAGCCCGAAATCGGAATTATTAGGGCTACCGTTAATCTGGTTCAAGGGTCTAACTTTCTGGTTAGAGAAATGGCCCTACCCGTAATCGGATAGGGCCATTTCAGCCTAGCACTACTCGGTCTAGTTCTCGGGCGACGTGGCAATAAACGTCCACGACGTCACACTACCCGGGGCGAGTTCGTACCCACTACGAGCCTCCGCCGTGACCGTGATACCCGGCGCGGCGGTCGCCTGATGCGTCGAACCGTTGGCAACGTTCGCACCGTCCACCTTGTACTGAACGCCGGTGACGTTCGGAATCGTCACCGTGTTACCGATCCGTGCGGGCTCCTTGGGCGTCCGCTCCGCGATACCATCCGCGTCGGCATCCGGCAGAACCTCGGGGTTGGGCCAGAGAACCAGACGGTCACCGACAACTGTGAGCGTGATCTCCTTGGTGTACGAGGGGTCATCGACACCGACAGCCTTAACGGTGATGGTGTTGTGATCCTCGAAACTAGACACATGCAGAACGGTCTGAGTTGCGTAGGTGCGGAAGTTGTTACCCGACACCTCAATACGGATAGCGCCGTCAACATCGTTAGCGGTGCCATTCAGAAGAGACCCGTTGAACTCATAAGACTTGCCACGCTCAACAGTCGTGACCGGCTGACCGTCCGCGTTCACAACCGCGAACTCGATGCCCGTCCAATCAGGCTCAATCTCGGTGACCTCAGTGCCCTCGCCATACGTGAACGCAATAGCAGGAACAAAACGGGAATACGAAACGATCTGATGGTGATGCAGGAAGAAATTCTCATGCAGACCAACCGGGTTCGGCTGGTTCGTCGTCGTGTACAGAGTGTCCGCGACCACGAAGAAATCGGGGGTCGTGAGGATAGCCTGAATGTCTTCCATTCCGGCGGGGAATCGGTCAATGACTGTGATACGCGATGAAACCTCCGCGTAGGAGACATTGAACAGGCCCGCGAGGGCTTCCACGTCCATAGCGGCCTGGAACTCGGGGGTGACGAAGAGTTCCAGGTCGCCCGGATCGGCCCACACGGGCATTCCGGAAACGCTGTAGTTGAACGACGGAAAACCGAGTTTGCCGATGTACGTCCGCATGAGGCGAAGAGCCTGGCGCGCCTGAACGGTCGCCTCTGCGTCGGTCGGGATGGTCGGAATGTGAACCTTGAAGAATCCGCCGTTTTCCTCGTAATGCGCGAACAACTGTCGCATTGCAAGATACTCATCCCAGTTGTCGGAAGTCGTCGGCGCGTCCATCAGGTTATTGATGAACTGTGCAAGTCCGGTTTCACTGGTGAATGCCCGCTTAAGGGCAATGGTGTCAACCGTGATCTTGTAGAAGTTCTCGCGGTTGATTGCATGGTAATCGGCCTGAACCTCGGGACGCTCACGAGCGAAAAGAGCCTTTTCGCCGTAGTCCTGATCGTGGTCGTACACATATGCCTGGACAAGTCCCGAATGGATTTCCTCGATAAAGGCACCATTTTCGAGCATTCCGCGCTTGAACTTTGCAAGTCGGTTCGTCCAGTTGCGGTTAATCGCAATGGTAAGACCAACCTTGTTGACAATGGCAGAAACAAATTCATTCATTGCCGACGGAATGGTGTTGAGCATGCGGGTCGTCTGCTCAATGCTTGCCTGAGTTGCGGCAGGAATACGACGACGATAGTCGTCGCTAGCCTCATTGCGGATAGCCTCAAAGACTTTCCAGT